CACCAGTTCCGTTCAGCGCTTGACGCCGTGATCCTCGCGGCTCCTGCGCAGGACACAGAAGCCGAGCCGCCCACCGCGGCCAAGCCATCCCCCGAGCCCGCCGACTGGTGGAGCTCATTGCCAAAGGAATAGCAATGCCTATCGACCTGTCGAGCCAGGAAGCGGTGGAGCGTACGATCCGCGACCTGCATACCCGACTGCAGAGCGCGGAGGCCACGGTCACCGATCTCAAGGACACCAACCAGCAGCTCGCCGAGGCCAACGAGGCCGCCGAGCGCAAGCACAGCCTGGGTGACCCCCTGCTGACCCGCTACGTGGACCCCCGCAGCGGCACCGCCGTCCTCACCCGCCGCAGCGTGGGAGAGAAGGGCAAGGAGCTCTATGCGGTCCCCGGTCTGCTGGACGACCCAGAGCCAGCGAACGAGCTGCAGCGGGACCTCCAGCGCCTTGTGGACGCCCGCACTATCGCCCGCACCATCCAGGCCGGCATGGCCCGTGCCGGCAACGGCCGCGTGCATACCCCGCAGCTGGACGAGGAGATCAAGCGCACCATCGCCAAGCTCCCCGATGCCCTGCAGCGTGCCTTCGTGGACACCGCGGGATCCGGCGGCGAGTGGATCCCCTCCAACACCGTGCCCGAGCTGGAGCGCGCGGTCTCCCAGGTCTATGAGCGCATGCTGCCTGGTGTGATCCCCGTGCGGGACGTGGAGCGGAACATCACCCTCCCCCTCCTGTCCAACGGCTTCGTGCCCTACCTGCACGGCGTCACGGACGACGACCCGGCCAAGATCAAGTCCTCGAGCGTCGCCACGTCCAGCATGAGCACGAGCCTGCAGACCATCGCAGCCCGTGCCCAGATCGGACAGGACGCTGCTGAGGAGTCCCTGGTGCCTGCGATGCAGGACCTCCGCGAGATCATGGCCTACGCCATCGTCTCGGGCCTCGAGGACGCCATCTTGAACGGGGACACCGGCACGCACATGGACACGGGCCTGGCCACGTGGAACCCGGGCGGGTTCTGGGCCGCAGCCCCCGGCGGCTCCAGCATCGACCACCGCCGCGCCTGGATTGGCCTTCGTGCCAACGCTGTGGACAACTCCAACACCGTGGACCGGAGCACCTACAGCTTCGCCACCCTGCTCCTCGACATGGCCAACATCGCGGGTCCTTACGACCCGTCCAAGCTGGTGCTCGTGGGCAACAAGCTGGGCCTGGCCAAGAACCTGTATGGTCTGACCGAGGTGAAGGATCTGTCCGTGTACGGGCCCGCCGCTTCGATCTTCACCGGCTCCGTGCGGGAGATCGCAGGGATCGGCTCCGTGTTCGAGTCCCAGTTCATGACGGCGGACCTGACCACAGCTGGTATCTACGACGGCACCACCACCACCAAGACCGGTATGGTGCTCTTCGCTCCCGACCGCTGGCGCTACTTCCGTCGCTACGGTGTCCAGCTCGGTATGGAGCTCGACATCACCCGCGGTGTCTGGAACCTCGTGGGCAAGACCCGCGGCTCCCTCAAGCCGTTCGTCTCCACCGAGAAGAACGTCCGCTACCAGTACAACGTGGCCAAGTCGTAGGCCCCGACCTGACGCCGGCCTGGCAGTAAGCTGGGCCGGCGGCTCCTTGAACACAGCCGACAAAGGAAAACCCAGATGGCTACCACCGAAAAGCGGGTCGTGTCCTTCCTCGTGGAGACCGCGGCCGGAACCGACGAGAACTTCTACATCCCCGCCCCCGGCGTGGGCGGTGAATGGAAGCTGACGGGCGCAGCCCTGATGCCCAACGCCACCACCGCAGCCGATGCCACGGACTACGTCACGGCCACCCTGAAGCAGGGCGCCACGGCGATCGTCACGGGCCTGGCGTCCACCACGGCCTTCACCGCCGGCACAGAGCGGGCCTTCGCGCTGCTCGACACCGCCGCGGCTGTGGCTGCGCAGGAGTTCGGCGGGTCCACGGACTATGCACTGCTGAACGTCGCCAACGCCACCACCACTGGCGCTGCGCTGAACGCGACCCTGTCCCTCGAATTCGAGCAGGTCAGCTAGTGATCCTCTGCCCGGGCCATCTCTGGACGCACGTGCCCAAGACAGCGGGTACCTATACCCGTGCGCGGCTGCTGGAGAATGGCCTGGGTGAAGAGGTGGAAGTGGAGGCCCGCAGGTCGCACGTCCCCCTGGACGAAGTCCCGGAGGAGTGGCTTGCGGGCCGGCTGGTGGTGAGCAACATCAGGAACCCTTGGGACTGGTATGTGTCGTTCGTGCACCATTACACGGCGTTCGACCACAGCAAGACCCACGGTATCCTAAAGGACCTCGCGGGGGAGACCCCTACAGACTTCAAGGCGACCTTGCACCGGCTTCTGTTTCCGGTCGGAAGCCGCCGGAGCTGGTTTGGTCGCACCTACTCCACCCGTGCAGAGCGCCGGGAAGCGCAGATCCACCAGGAGATCGCAGAGCTTCCCGGGGGTCTATACCGGTGGTGTGTGGAGCACATTACAAGCGGGCGGGTCCAGACCTGGATCGACTCCTACGCCATTGAGCGGGGCCTGTCCTCGGTCTTCGGCGTGGAGGTCTCCCCGGGTCCGTTGCTGAACGTCAACGGCTGCAACAAGAGCCACGCCCCGCACGGTCCTGCTGCGGACTACTATGACGATGAGAGCGTGGCTTGGGTGGCCGATGTGGAGGCCTGGTGCCTTGACCGCTTCGGCTACCGGGGGCCTGGCGCCCCGGCGTTGCGGGGTGTGGCATGATGCTGCAGATGACAGGCAGACACCCCAGCACCGCGTCCGGTGTCTACCACTGCGGCGCGGTGGCCGCGTGGCTGCCTGGCGAGACGCACGAAGTACCGCAGCAGGAGGGCGAGCGCATGATGCAGGACTTCCCAGGGCTGTTCCAGGCTCCCCAGGACCGCATGCTGAGAGCCCCGACCACGAGGCCTGTCGTTGCGGCCTACCCCGCAGGCCTTCGGGACCTTCACTGGCGTCAGGTTACTGCGGCGATCCGTGCTGGAGACCATGACGACGCGCTGGGCTCGATCGGTGCGGAGGACCCCCGCGCGTCCGTGCGCAGGGCGGCGAAGACCAGGATCCACAAGCTGTCGGAGGGCTGACCTATGGCGCTCATCACAGCAGCTGAGGCAAAGAAGTATCTCCCTTCCCTTTCGGGTTCTGACGAGGACACCTTCATAGAGGGCTTGATCACAGCAGCTGATGCAGCCTTCGCGGAGTTCTGCGGCTACCCAGAGCACACCGCGGGCAGCCCCCCGTCCATGCTGCAGCAGACGTACACGCGCTATTTCACCGACGAGATCGGGCTGGGTATCGAGGGCGACAGCCAGCGGCTTCGTCTTGGTGTGACCCCCGCGGTGTCTGTGACCACCATCCACGAGGACAGCGACTGGAGCTATGCCTCCGGTGACCTGGTGGACAGCGGGGACTACATCCTGCTCACGGACACGGGCCTGGTGATCTTGAAGCCCGACTCTTCTCACGGGTCCTGGCTGGCGAGCTACCGCGCGATCAAGGTCGTTTTCGAAGCCGGCTGGGCGACCGTGCCGGGCAACTTGAAGCTGGCCACCCAGCTGATCGTGGCGCATTGGTTCCGCCTACGGGACCGCGCAGGCAAGTCTTCTGTGAGCTTCGGGCCCTCGTCCGAGCAGCTACGCCCCGAGACCTGGCCCGACGCCGTGAAGGAGCTCTTGCGGCGCTTCACGCTGGCCCGTGAGATTATGTGATGGCCGAGACCCTGACGCCAGAGGAGTTTGCCCAGCGACTGGATGACCTGTCCAGGGGCGGGAACTTGCGTGCCTGGCTTCAGAAGGAGATGCTGCTGGTGGCGCTGGTGGCGGAGCGCGAGGGCAAGCTGAACGCCACCCGGAGCATGGGCGTCCGCACCGGGCGCCTCCGCGCCAGTATTGCGGGGAGGCTCAAAGAAGAGAACGGCATGCTGGTGGTCCGGGTGTCTGCTGGCGGCGAGGCCCCCCAGACCCGAGACCTGCTGGAGGGCTCCAGCAACCCCGAGACCCCTCGGGACGGCGCAGGACCTGTACCCTACGCCCGCATCCAAGAGGAGGGGGGCACAGTGGTACCCGTGCGCCGCAGGTGGCTACGCATCCCCCTGGGGCCCGCCAAGACTGCTGCAGGCGTGGACCGCTACCCCACGAGTCTCTACGACTTCGGGGCGGGTCTGTTCCACGTGCGGCGCTGGAGAGACGGTCGCCTGGGGCTGCACCACAACGAGACGGGAGAGCCCTGGTACGTCCTGAAAAGCAGCACCACGATCAAGCCCAAGCGCTACCTGCGCCGGGCTGTGGACAAGGCTGTGGAACGGATCCCCGAGGCGATCCGGGACGCCTTTGAGACTGCTGCAGGGGGTGCCTGATGGCGGACAGCGTAGTCAGACAGATCCTGGGCGCTGCCCGAACCAAGCTTCAAGCGATCGACGGCTCGGGCTCCTGGCACTTGAACCTGTCCGGCACGGACCAGGTCTATGTTGGTGAGCTCCCCCGCCCTGCCCGCCCTGGTGTTGAAACAGCCTTCGTCACACTGGAGAGTGTGATCTCTACCCCCGGCGCTCGCCTGGGCTACTTCAAGCGCACGGTCACGGTCGGGGTGCTGGTCTTTGTGCCGGCGGCCATGGCCAGCGGAAACGGCGTGCTCGAAGCTACGGACGCCTTGGACGACGTGATGCGGACCTTCGAGGCAGACCGCTACCTGGGCCTTTCTGGCCTGGGCGTGCGTGACCTTCGTGTGGACGGGACGGCCTTCTCGGGCCAGGAGCTGAACATGAAGGGTTATGGGGTCTGCAGCTGCAACCTGATCGTGGACTTCTCCACGACCACGGGAGCATAGATGGCTTACTATGACGAGAATTACCGCTATCGTGTCGCCGTCGCGGTGGACTTCACCACCCTGTCCGGTACGGGCACCAACGACGTGAGTTTTACGGTGCCCAGGTTCTGGGACCAGTTCTGGGGCACCATTCAAGCAGATGGGGACGACGTGAGGGTATGCGACTCTGACGGCGCTACCTTGCTGGACTACCAGTGGTCCACGTTCACCTATGCCTCTCGCGCTGGCGTGATTGAAGTGGACAACGTGCCCTATACGAGCCTCCCCGCTGCGGGAGGTACCAAGGTGATCTGGCTCTATTTCGGCTACGACGCCGCGACTGATGGCAGCTCCTCCTTCACAGCGTCGGGCGCCCTTACGGGTGTGATCGAGCTGCTGCAGGCGGACCCCGGCATGCTGGCTCGTGTGGCCGTGGAGCGTGCTGGTTCAGAGACCAATCTGGTGAACCTCCCGATCACCGACGAAGAGGACGCGCTGCGGGTCTATATCGACCTGGATGCGCGCCTGCGCCGCAGGTGCGCGCGTCACAACAGCGCAAACCTGGGCGAGGAGATTGAGCAGGTGACCACGATCGTGGTCGATGACCAGGACGCCGATGTGGCCAGCAGCACCGACGACGCCAACACCAGGATCGTGAGCTGCGGCCAAGGCCGGGGCTCGATCATCAGCGTGCAGGTGGACGGTTCCCAGCTCACGGACGGCAGCAACTACGCCCTGAAGGCCACCGTCCGGACTTCCGAGGGGCAGATCATACAACCGCGCGTCGGCCTACTGTGCCAGAATACGCGCCCCAGATCGTAAGGAGAAAGCACAATGGCGACCTATCTCGGAAGAGGAACTGGGCTCGGCTTCGGCAAGGAATCTGCATGGGGCACCGCGGTGGCTCGGGCCAACTGGCACGAGGCCGTCTCTACCCAGATGGCCGACAAGCTCACGGTCGTACCCCGCCCCCACCTGGTGCCCAGCGCCACGAGCGCCATGGCCAAGGCTACGCACGTCTCCAACCGGGAGAGCGGCGGGAGCCTCGAGGTGCTGATGCGCTACCGGGGCATGGGCCTGCCGCTGGAGGCGGCTATGGGCACCGTGGCCACGACGGGGACGGGCCCCTACGTGCACACCTTCACCCTTGGTGACCCCCGCACGCTTCCCAGCCTCACCACCGAGGTCATCCGGGGCACGTCTGGGAATTCCGAGGTTTTTGAAGGCTGCAGCCTCTCCCGCTTCATCCTGGCGCTGGCCACGGGCGATATTATGCGCTTCCGCACGGACGTGATCGCAGAGACCGCCTCCGCGCGGGGCTCCGCGGGCTCCCCCACCTACGGGGACGACGTGCCGGTGCTCTACGACCACGCGGGGCAGTTTGCGTGGAACAGCGTGAACTATGACCTGGTGAGTATGGAGCTCACGGTGGACAACCGATTGGCCCGCCGCGCCTACATCGGGTCCAGGCTCACCAAGCAGGCGCGGCCCACAGACATTCGGGAGGCTGTCCTGCGTGTGACCATCGAGGTGGAAGACGCCCTCTATGCCGCGCACCTGGCCCAGACCGCCAGCGACGGGGCGATCACCTTCACGGGGCAGGGCAACGACGCCATGACGATCAGCATCCAGAACGCGATCATCCGGTCCGTTTCGGACCCGATCACGGTGCACGGGATCATCCAGCAGACCGTAGAGTTCTTGCTGCTCTCTGACGGCTCCAACGAAGGCCTATCCATCGCGGTCACGAACGACGACGCTACCTATTCCGCGAACTGAGGCCTCCTCATGAGCATGCTCGAGACCTTGGCCGCCAGCACCTCCACGGACCTCCAGACCAGCGCTGGCTGGTGGGTGCGGGTGTTGCAGCTGACGCCTTCGCAGGCTGGCCGGGCTCGTGTCCTCGTGGAGCTCCTGGCTGGGCTGGCCACGCCAGACAAGGGCGAGGCCAAGGCGCGGGAGATGACAGAGGAGGAGGAGGATCGCGTGGTCTCCAGCACAGCGCGGGTGATCTGCGAGTGCGTGACTCACCTCAGCAAGGACGGCGAGACCTGGGAGCGCGTTCACTTCGTGCCCGAACACAAACATCAGAACCTCAAGACCCAGCGCGTGTGGGTCAACAGCATCCCAGCGCACGTCAGGGGCGAGATCTCCGGCTGCGCTATGGGAAAGTATATCGAGGCCCAGGGGGTCCTCCGGCCCTTTCATCCAGGACGCGCGCCTGCTCTGGTGGCTGGACAGGGTGGCTCGGAGGTACGGCATGAAACCGCATGATGCACTGAACCTTCCCGATCTGGACGGCTGGGCAGCCCTGGGACTGCTGGCTGCTGTAGAGCAGCAGGCTGGTGGAGACGTGGCGCGTATGGCTGACGGGGGGGCGCTGATCTTCCCCGTGGTGGCGCTCTGATGGCCGGCGGGATCGTCGAGTATGTCTTCAAGGTCAAGGACGAGGGCAGCGCTGCGCTCGAGGGCACCGCAGACGCCGCACGCTCCGCTGACGAAGCCACCAGCGGAATGTCTGATCGTGCCGAAGAGCTACAGGAGTCTGCTGGTGAGGCGGATAGTGTCCTGCAGGGCTTCGCTGGCGCGCTGGAGCAGGTCTCCCCCGCGGCCGCCAACGCTGTGCGCGTGCTCGGGGACATGGCAGGGGGCTTGGAGGCGGTGGCCCGCGGCTCCGGGTCGGCGCTGGCTATTGCTGGCCCCCTGGTAATCGCGCTGGGTGCTCTGGTTGCCGCCTACGTCGTGCTCCGCGGGAGCTTGGACGACGCCACGGCCGCCTTCAACAGGGAACGGGACGCCCAGAAGCAGATCCTGGAGATCAGCAGGCAAGTGCAGCGGGAGAAGATCGTCCACGCTGCCTTGACGGGCAAGATGAGCGAGGCCGAGGCAGAGGCAGCGCTGATCGCTCTGGAGGCGGGGGATGCCTACCGAGACCAGCGGGAGCGAATCACGGAGAACCTGCGCGTGCTCAAGGAGTTTGAGGGGTTGTTGCAGAGCCTGCAGAAGCAGGGGAGGCTCACCACGTCGGCATTCGGTGCGGGGATCTTCGGGGCCTTCCCCGAAGCGGTCAAGTCGGCAGAGCAGAACACGCAGCTCACAGAGGATTTTGTGTTGGTGCTGCAGGACCTGCAGCGCCTCGACAACCAGGGCCTCACCCGGGCCCTCAACAGGGTCCAGTCTGCGCTTGCCGTCACGCAGTCCAGGCTGGGCCTCGTCAACAAGCTCACAGCGGACAAGGTGCAGCGGGACACGGAAGTGGCGGAGGTGAGTGCGGATGTCGCCAAAAACACCAGGGACACTGCCAAAGCCTTAGCCGAGCAGGCCAAACAAGAGATCGAGACGGCTAAAGCAGCAGCAGAGAGACAGACAGCGCTGGAGAAGATCCTCTCTGTAGAACAGAAGGCTAGGCAGAGTGGTTTGTCCGAGGAGCAGAAGCTCCAGGAGGCGCTTCAAGAACGGTTGGGCCTTATCCAGCGGATTTTAGAGGCCTACAAAGAGGACGCTGAAGTCCGGGAGCGCGCAGAGGCAGCGCGCCAGGCTGCCCTGGCGGACTACGACCGGCAGCTTGAGGCTGTGCGGGCGAACCAAGAGGGCCTGACGAAGGCCATTGCTGCGGGGCCCACCGCGTTGGACCGTGCTTCGGGTGCGATCAGCTTCGCGGGCCAGGCTCTGGGCGGGGACGCCCTCGGGCTGCTCGGCGGGCTGGGCCCTGCGGGCGCTGTCGCTGGCGCGGGTCTTGGTGTGCTCCAGGGGATTGGTGCTGCTGGTGGGGCCGCGGGCCTGGAGGAGAAGCTGGACCAGATGACCGAGAACATCACAGCGGGGATCCGGGCACTGCCCGGGATCCTGGGCGAGGTTCTGCCCGAGTTCATCGCGGAATTCATCCCCCAGCTCATCGCCTCGTTGATTGAGAGTGGCCCGGATGTGTTTGCAGCGATCACCACCGGCACCGTGAAGGCGATCGGCATGCTCTTGCGCCGGTTGCCGGGGATCCTGCTGGATGCTCTCAAGCAGGTCTTCAAGGGCACTTTCGAGAAGCTGGGGGACGCCTTCCGGAACAGCGGCCAGGCGATCCGCGGGTTCTTGGACGACCCTGGGGGCTACATGGCGGGCAACGCTGGCGTGCAGAGCTTCGCCAAGGGCACATCCCTGGTGGACCGCACGGGGATCGCCCTGGTCCACCGGGGAGAGCAGATCATCCCTCACGGTGGGCGCGCTACCCAGGCCGCCGGGGGCTCTGGCGGTCCCTCTGGTGTGACGATCAACATCAACGGGATCGTGGGGCCTGAAACACTGAACGAGCTGTCCCGGGCCATTGCACAGGCCCAGGAGCGGGGGCTGGTGTTCTGATGGCCACCTCGAAGATTTATTGGTACCCCGACGGAGGCAGCTATTACGGCACACTGGAGGTTACGTCCTTGGGCGAGGACCTGTCAGACCTCCAGGAGCGCCCCCTGCAGCCCCGAGAGAGCGCCCGGAGCATGGACGGCCGCCAGGGGGTCACCTTGACCGGCGTGGGCTTCCTCGAGGTGCGCATGGTGCTGGAGCGCTTTGCCACGGAGTCTGTGGCCTTGGCCCTCCAGACCTTGAACAGCTACTTGCTTCGAGGCGGGATCATCGGGATCGCTGGTGACTACAGCAAGGCGTGGGCCGGGTACGCCACCACCAGCCCCGTGAGGGGCGACACCACGATCACCACCACGGGAAACGTCTGGTATGAGAGCACCGCGGCACTGGCCAGCGGGGACATAGTCTGCATCGAGTCCCTGGGCGACGAAGGAAAGCGGGAGTGGGCCGATGTGTCGAGCGAGTCCGGGGGCGTGATCACGCTCTCTGCGGGGCTCACCTACAGCTTTGACGAGTCTCCTGTACTGGTGAGGC